TCATCCCGCTTTATAAACTCTGCATGTCGTCAAACTTGCTACCTTACAAAGGAGACTAGAGATGGCAAATCTACAACCCGTACTTTATAAGTACACTTCGACAAAAGAATATCACGATGCATTTCCCTGTGCTTACAGGCAATGGAGAAGTGATAGTCACTGTAATCTAATTCACGGCTATTCATTTAGCATGAAATTTTACTTTGGCACCAACGACCTAGACGTCCGCAATTGGGCGGCTGACTATGGTGGTTTGAAAGAACTTAAAAAGACACTGGAAGATCAATTTGATCATACACTAATTGTTGCACAAGACGATCCATGTCTTGCTACATTTAAAATGTTGCAAGAAAAGAATATGGCTAAGATTGTTATCCTGCCTGCACTAGGTTGTGAAGCATTGAGTGATATGCTTTACAAATATGTGAATGGTGTTTACATTCCAGACATGTGGGGTCCAGGAGAAGCCAAACGTCTTTGGTGTTATCGTGTAGAAGTACGTGAAACCCAAGCCAATATGGCATTCCGTGAAGGACATCGTGAATGGAATGAAAACTTACTAGATTAATATCAAATAAGTTGACTGTTAGTGGACATAGTGTTATAATATGCTATGTCCATTTTTATTGATTGTGTATTATGAAACGTATTGGTTTTGCTTGTAAGTGGATTGATCGTCCTGATCAAGTTGAAGGTATTGATAAGAAAGACGAATGTAAGGCTCTTAACACTGGCTCTACTACCGTTGCGTGGTTAAATAGACAGAGCCAGGAAGTAGCTGATCAAAAGTTATGGGACCTAATGGTAGGTAACATCGAAGCTACTCGTCGACTGGTCGAACGTGTAGGTACACTCGATGAAAATCTTAGAATGGTACGACTCAGTAGCGATATACTACCTGTATATACTCAGTCAGTTTGGAGCAGGTTTTGGCGGCTTCCCGATGTCCGAGCCTATTGCGAAAGAGCATTTGGAGTCGTGGGAGATCTGGCTCGCGAGAGGGGTGTTAGGTTGTCTATGCATCCTGGTCAGTTTACTGTGTTGGCAAGTATCAACCCAGGTATTGTAGAACGTTCAATAGAGGAATTTGAATATCATGCAGATATGGTCAGGTGGATGGGATACGGCAAGACTTTTCAGGACTTTAAAATCAACGTACACATCTCGGGTAAACTCGGTCCCGAAGGCATTCGAGCTGCCTACAAACAGCTTACCCCCGAAGCCCGGAATTGTATTACAATTGAAAACGAAGAAAACGCTTGGGGATTAGATGACTGTCTTACTATTAGCGATGTGGTGCCTATCGTACTTGATATTCATCACCATTGGATTAAAACGGGTGACTACATACAGCCCATGGACTCTCGCGTCAGTCGTGTGGTTGATAGTTGGCGTGGTGTTAGGCCTACTATGCACTATAGTGTCAGTCGTGAAGATTACCTCGTGGATCATGACACTGATCTAGCACCAGATCACGCCGGACTATTATCAGAAGGCTACAAAAAACAAAAGCTCAGGGCACATTCGGACTTTTACTGGAACTCAGTAACGAACGATTGGGCATTGAGCTTTCTGGGCACACATGATCTCATGTGTGAAAGTAAAGGCAAGAACCTAGCCAGCTTTGCATTACACAAGCGGGCCAAAGAACTTACTTTGCTTTAGGAGCACGTGGCTTCTTAGCAGCCGGTGCTTTTACAACAGCTGGTTTAGCTTTTGGCTTAGCCGGTGCTCGTGGCTTCTTAGTTGGTGCAGGTGCTGGTGCAGCCACCGGTGCTTGCTCAACTACTCCTGCTGGTACTACAGCTTCTGGAACAACTACCACTGCTTCAACTGCTGGTGCAGGTGCCGCTTCAACTGGTGCTGTTTCTACTTTGTATGGGGCCGCTACAGGTGATTGAACTGGGGCGCTGCCAAACAAGAAATCTTTAATTTTACTGAACATTTAAGTTCCTCCTTAGGTGTTTATTTATAACTAAATATAACTATGAGCTATAATTTTATCAGGTGGAGTATGTTACAAGAATCAAATACCCCAAAGACCCTGGAATTGTTTAAACTTCCTTATCACAGAGAGGATTTAGATCCTAGCATCAGCATGGAAACAATCAACTATCATTACGGTAAGTTGGCTAAGACCTACGTTGACCGCTATAATGCAGGGGAAGGTGATGCTGATTTCAACGAAGCAGGTGCGTATCTGCACAATATCCTATTTCCACAGTATAAAAAGTATACAGGATCAAATCCTCCAACAGGTGCAGCTCTAGAATTTATCAACAAGCACCATAAGACATTTGATAACTTTAAAGAAAAGTTTGTCAAAGTAGCAATGGGTATACAGGGATCGGGCTGGGTCTATCTAGCACGTAACGGTGAGATCAAAACCATTGTCAATCATCAAACTCGCAGTGATATTGTGTTACTAATAGACTGGTGGGAACATGCCTGGGCGTTAGATTATCAACACGATAAGAAAAAGTACTTAGAGAATCAATGGAAGATTATTGATTGGGATATTGTATCTGCTAGAGTCGGCTGATATCAGCAGTACTTGATACCGGCATATCCCATATTAGGCGTCGCTCGACGCCTTTCTTTTGGGCGAAACGTTTGGCATCACAATTATCACAACAATGAAAGTAGTTGTTGTTTAGTCTCTTGGGGCTGATCTTTTCTTTAGGTCTTGTAAACCCCTCACCGCAATTGTCACAACGAAACACTGCTACTGTACGAGTGCGGTTATAGGTGTGCTCTCGACCTAGCTTGCTGGTTCTAGTGTAATGTGTTGTTTCTATTTCGGTTGTGATGAACATCATGTATTTACATTAGGGTTACAAAACGTTATGATAAATATTGATATGATAACAATTTCCAACTCAGCACAAGTAAAAATACTAGATATTCTAGCAGAAGAAAACAATCCTAAGGTAGCATTACGTACATTTGTACAAGGTGGCGGCTGTTCAGGATTCAGCTATGGATTCACCATAGAAGAAGAACAAGCAGAAGATGATTTTGAAATAGCAGTGGGTTCTTTTCGAGTACTAGTAGATGCAATGAGTATGCAATACTTAGCAGGTGCTGAAATAGACTACAAAGATGAACTAATGGGTGCAAGTTTCACAATTAAAAATCCAAATGCAACAACTACCTGTGGTTGCGGATCAAGTTTCGGGGTATAACACAAATGGCAAAACAACAAATTGATATTGGCGTACAAGGTAATGACGGCACCGGCGATAGTATTCGCGAAGCATTCCGTAAGGTCAATGACAACTTTACAGATTTGTATGCAGTGTTTGGTGCTGGTGGGCAGATTAATTCTACTGATCTTGATGACATGCCATCTAGTTACACTATTAATCAAGTCTTTATTACCAACTCAACTGGCGATGCTGTATTGGCAAAAACATTATCAGGCGGTGCAGGCATTGATATTGACACAAGTGCGCTAGACGAAATTGTTATTAGCTCAACTAGTTCAAGTATTGACTCTGATGCTTCTCCTAGTCTAGGTGGACCACTCAATGGTACTACTTTCCCAATTGGTAATATTGCGGTGCCTAGTCCGGCAGCATTGGCACAATTTAATGCAGTACATGCTACGAACTACACTATTGATACACTTGTAATCAATAAGGGCTACGCTGATCGTCGTTATATTCAACAAGCCGGTGGCGGTGCTGCCGGGCAACTACGAGTTAGAAATGAACCCGCTGATCAAACAGCCTACACAAAGACTATTTCATCATGGGCTAACGGTAATGCTGTTATTACTGCTCACGGATTTGACAGCGGCTCAGATGGTATTGCGTTTAAATTTAATTCATCAGTACCACTTAACAAGCCATCAAATTTAACTGTTGGTACTATATATTATCTGCGTTATGTTAGTGACAGTCAACTTAGTGTACACCCGACCGTTGACGACGCTAAAAATGACACAAATAAAATTATTGTATCCTATACTATTCCTGGTGGAACGTCAAATACATTTGTTGATGCTTATTTAGATATTACCCTAAGTGGCAACTGGATTTCAAACGAAGCATTACCTCGTATTTCAACTGTTCGTCGCCAAGGCGATACAATGACTGGAACGTTATTATTATCTGATCACCCGGGTACATTAGCCGGCGCTGGCGCACCAAATGGTCCCGACGATCTACAAGCTGCTACAAAATACTATGTAGACAACTCAAGTTTTGCCAGTAACATTAATTTATTTGTTAGCACGTCAGGCGACGATACTCAGGCAAATACCCCTGCAGGCAAAGAAGGTCGAGCATTTGCCTATGCTTACTCTACAATAGGCGCTGCCTGTGCTAAAGCTGTAGAATTAATTGATTTGGCTAGTACTGAATTAGGACCATATCGTCAAAGTATTTCATATACATTGCTAGGCGTTAGAACTGATAGTATAATTCAGTCAGTGACAATTACTGGAGGTAATAGCACCTATACTCCTATACGAGATACACTTAATGCTAATAGAGAATATATTAGGGCAGAAGTCATTGGGTATTTAAATACAACAGAGCCTGATTTAATTTACAATAGCGAAACTTGTTCTCGAGATATTGGAATTATTATCGATGCTATTATTATCGATGCATTAGTTGATGGTAACTATCAAAGTGTTAATGCTGGTCGTGCATACTTTAAAAATGCCAGTGCAAAGGTTGCTAGCGGAACTCAGCAATTAGAAACTGTAGCTGGCATCTCTTATGCAAAATATCTAGCTGGTCAGGTACTACAAGGACTTGCTCCAGTAACCTCATATCAGACTGTTTATACACGAGTTGCACCAATTGGATCTGTTACTAGTCCAATGCGTACATTTGTTGCTGCCAGCTTCGATATTATTACCAATATAATTACTAACGGAACTAGTGCAGCCCCAAACAGAAACTACGGTTCTGGATTATATTCGGTAGTGGTCAACAACGGTGGATTAGGGCATGTAGATCAAGGAAGTCCTACTAATATAGATATTACTCCAGGAAAATTAATACAGGGAGTATTAAGTAGAGCAGTTGCTCGTATTGTGTCATACACGCCAGATAGTGCAACTGATACAATCTCTGCTAGTTTACTAACTCCATACGGATTCCAAGAAAATGAAAAGATTGAATTTGCAGATGCAAATAAAGATCTTCAGATTACCATTCGAGTTGAAAGTGGTATTTACTACGAAGATTATCCTATTAAGGTTCCTGCTAACGTAGCTATTAAAGGCGATGAATTCCGTCGTACTATCCTGCGTCCAAAAGATCGTGCTAGTCAGAGTCCATGGATTGAAACATATTTCTATAGAGATGTAGAGTTTGACGGGCTATCGTTAGCACCCGCATATAATCCTAATGCTATTACATTACTAAATGCTAATAAGAGTTATCTTAGAAGAGAGATAATAGAATGGATAGATGCTGAGATCGTAGCAAATAATATTCCATTTGTTGGATTTACTTATGATCCAACACGAGTTGGACAAAACATTATCAATATTATTGATGCTATTACTTCTGATATAAAATTTGGGGGCAACGGCGAATCGTACGACACGGCTGCACTATTTTATAACGGTGCTACTCCTAAGATCCCAGGGCAAACTGCACAATATGCTGCTGCTGTATCACAACTACGTGTAATTATTAATTCGTTTATTTTAACTAATACACCGTATACGTCTTTACAAACAGTAGAAGCACAGACAATTAATTCTAATAATGGTGAGGCCGTTGCTATTACTCAGTCTGGTGTTTTATTGACTGCTATAGAGGATGTAATCGACACTGGGTTGACTGCGCTACCGGCAGTGTTTGATAGTCCAAAGTACGGAAAACATTATCTAGTAGACTCGACTCGAGATATGAATGTCGGTACATCGTATGCTAATGCCGGTGGGTATGTTAGAGCTGCTAAATTAATAGAAATTAACAAGGCATTTATTCAAGCTGAAGTAACAGCATATGTAGCAGTACAACCTGGCGTGATTACATTTGATCAAGACTTATCTTTGAGAGATACAGGGTTAATTGTTGATGCAATAGTGGCAGATTTAATTGCTGGTGGTAAAGCCAATGTAGTAGATGTTGCATCAAGATTCTACGGTGATAATGTTGGTTCAACTGTAACCCAAGCTGCATGTATTGCTGGTATGACATATATTAATACATTAGCTCAAAAAATTATTGATAATGTGTTACTTACAGGCGCACCTACTCCTACTGTACCACCGAAGCGCAGCACTGTTACACAAATTAGAGATACAAGTATTATAAAAGAAACGGCCAGTGTGGCCGTGATTGCCAGCTTAGTAGGTACAGTGGTATTTGCATTTGATCCTGCGTATAATCCTCCAAAGAACAATAAAGAATTAGACGTATTCATGTTTAATGATGCAGTTAAGTTGCACAATATTACTGCACAAGGACATGGCGGATTCATGTGTGTACTTGATCCAGCTGGCATTGTTGGATCTAAAAGTCCCTATGTACAAAGTTGTGGTTGTTTCTCTAGAAGCATAAATCAACAAACATTCGCCGGCGGCATGTTCATTGACGGATTTAGTGGTAGACTACATGCAGTGATCACAACAGTTAATAGTACAACACAGTTAACCCTGTCAGACCTAACACAACGTGAACCGGTGGCTCCTACTAGTTTTTATTACAACGGTTTTAGATATCAAGTAGATAATATAGTATCCTGGAATCCAACTACTGGTATTGCTGTAATTAATTTAAATCCAACAACTCCGTGGTCAAGCGGCACTCTTAATATCACATTAGAAACTCCAGGCAATCGTTCAATGTTAGCCAATGACTTTACTCAGGTCAACGATTTGGGCTATGGAATTGTTGCACACAACGCAGGCTTAACTGAACAAGTTTCAACGTTTACCTACTACTGCTGGACAGCTTATTTGGCCAGCTATGGTGGACAGATCCGTTCAGTAGCTGGATCAAATGCACATGGTCAGTATGGTTTAAAGTCAGTTGGTGCCGATCCTACTGAAGTACCTGATCAAGTTACCTTAGCTGATAACATGACGCAGGTTGCTAAAATTTATCGTTTCAGCGACTATAGTGATAACAACCAAAAATCAGATACTACATTTTACTTAAAGCGTTACAGTTATGTTCCTTCAAGCGTTAGTGAAGTTGAAATTGATCATTTAAATGGTACAATTTCTCGCTATGAATTACGCAGTGTTACTAGAACAGGCGTTACTGAAAATACCTATAGTTACCGAATAACTGCTGCTACCACAGCCAGCACATGTGTAATTACTGTAGGTGCAAGTACCCTACCTCTTACTATTACTGGAATATCTAAAGCAGAACCTGGAGTAGTTTCAGTAGGAGGAAGTCACGGATTGTCCGATGGTGACTTTATAACAATTACCGGTGTAGTTGGAATGGTTCAAATTAATAACGGAAGT